CCTTACGGGCGTACGTCGCACCAAGCTGGCTTCAGGCTTACCCTGCCAACCGAGGGATAACGTCCGGCCACCGTGAATAGTGAACGTTGAGAGCTGACTCTCAACATCTCGCACCAGCCGAGATCGGCGTCCTCTATACAGAGGTTCCGAGGCTTCAAGCATTTAACTTGATACTTTTCATAGACGGGCTTGCGCACGTCTCGATTAGTATTATTCATACGGGTTTTAAATCCGTACAAGTTTTGACTTGATTTCACTTCATCGCTCATTAGACCCATATAAGGCTGACTTACGTCAGACTTATGGGGTAGTCTTGCAACCGCCAAAAGGCGGGCGCGTAAGACTTCACTCGCGATGCGATAGTGTTTTATGTACAAATCGTTCTGATAAGAACAATAGCTCATAAGACACTCCGGACTACCTTGACGATTCCATACAGTACGAATTTTCGTAGGGGTGATATCGACGCCTTTAAAAGCGTCGCACCCGCAAGATTCCCTAAAGGACTTGCCTGTGCAACACTTACTGGAGTTAAACATGAGTTTAACCTTAGGTAAGTATGCCTGCAGCACATCATGGTCTTCGATGTGGCAGATGATATCGTCACCGTACACCCAAACGCTACCTCGGGCTTTCGCCCAAGAGTAGCCCTTAGAGTGCACGAGCGCTGAGACACATAGTGCATAGAATACGAACGATTCGACTGGGAAGCATAATGCTGAACCCATAGGAGCGAACTTATTCAAACACACGATACTCCCGTCTGGAAGACGCGTGTAACCGGACCGAGTGGCGTATAAAGCGTCCATAAGGGGTAAATCCCCGAACAAGCGCTGTACGAGCCAAACGGAAACCCGATCACTAGCGTCTTTCATATCAAGGGTCGCGTACTTTCCAGTACGCGATCCCTCCAGAGCAAGACCCCGATTAACTGTCTGGTCCACGAAATTAACGTGGCCTTTGGTCAAACGGTGACACTCAAGTCTTTCCATTATGGATCGACCGAGTCCCTGTTGGATCCACTGGTATTCCAGCGGTTCACAAGATATGAGACGAGGGCCCCTAGAATCCTTAGGTACCAGGACCACTTTTGCGGTTCCGATATCAAGTTCTTCAAGGCCGAGATAACAATCCAACCGATCGCAGAGATGCGAGAGGTTATAGTGGAAATACTCTTCGTACGGATATACAACAGCAATGTTGCGATACCAGCGCTTAAAGTACTTCTTCTCCTGGGCTTTCTCTTTGGTAGAGACCGAGCCCGGACCATGACGTGGACGGATGTCCATGTGGTTATGGCTTGCAAATACCCGCGACGTAAAGCCGCGTGCAAGATGAAGCCACTCGTTATCACTCGACTCCAATAGTGGTTCAACACCAATATCTTCGTCGACTTGCTTGAACGTTTGGATGACATTTTCATGTAAATCCTGCGAACAAGGGAGTTCATACCTGTAAAACAGGTACAAGAACTGTCTCAGCGACCTGAGTGACTCAACGTGCGCATCACTGCGCTCGCAACCATCAGCATCGAACACATTGGCCCATAACCTACCCAGAAATATAGGGAGGTTAGTACCAGGAGCCTTTTTGAGGCCCATGATATTAAGGGGTGTGTTCAAGGAAAGTGCCTTATCAAGGGCCTTTCCATAGGAAGGGAGAGTTTTCGTTAGAAAACAAACACCTTCGCTTCGAGCTCTAGCAACAATTTCTTGTTGATCACGCTCGAAACTGCGGTTGTCACATGCATTGGTTAGGTGCAATGTAATTGAGGGACTCGCCACGTCAGCGTGGAGAGCCATGGAAAGATCAAGCATAAATGCGAGATCCTGGCTATTATGTGTTCCCATATGGGTAATCACTCACTAGCCTCCAACTCTCCTACGATAACGGCCTGGCCGCTATAAGCGGGCTTTTGGTCAGAAGACCACAACCCGATCTGAATCAACTAGTCGAAACTAGATAAATCCTGGACCTTCTTTGTAATCGTGGTATGAACCACAATTGCTCAGTTAGGCTTCGGCGATCGGATTGTTTAACAGGAGTTTGCCGAGGACGGTAAGGTCGTTGATAAAATCAACTACCAGACCAACCCCGTCTTTAACTTCTGCAGTGGTGAAACCAGCGCGCGGTACAATGATGTTCAGATAAACTGACATCGTCACCTCTGGCAGTGTGCCATTGGCTGCCGCGGTTTGGTCAAACCTCACAACATGACGGTCCACACCGATCCCATCAGCAGCCTTAGCTTTGACATACTGGTGACTAACCAGTAGTTTCTGCGGGCTGCCAAGGGCGGCGGCGGGGTTTATCCTGACTGTTGAAACGGTGTTACCGTCAAGTGATTCAGGCATTGCCACAAGGTCGAAAGACCGAGCGGTGTTAGTCAACGTTGCGATCCCATTGCTGGGGTTCAGACTGATCGTAGTACTCATTGGAGATTATCCTAAGGGTATTATGTTATGTCGATTAGTGTAGTAGCGGAAAACACCTAATGAAGGTGTCGCGTAACAAGCAGAGAGGCTGACAAGCCTCCCTGTTGTACGCCAAATCCACTACCTGATTCTACAGGGCGAAACATACTAGGAATAGTACGATAACGCCTGTATGAGTGGACCTTAGCAGTGAACATCGGTATAAGGGCACCACGCCCGAAAGACCGCTGTAGCATTGCAGATTGGCCGAACTTCACCGAATGGCAAAAGTCCAGCAATTGGACTTGCACTTGTAGATTGTCGGCCGAGTACTGGGATAACCAGTCTCCGACACCGACGAACCAGTCAACGACAAAGGAGAACGGAATAGCCTCCCAGATAATCTGGGGGTTAAGTCGAACTCCAAGGGCGTCTAGGAACGCAGCTACAGCAGAGTGAGGACCTTGAGGTACAGCGTAACGGTAGTTAGCCGTTGCTCTGTACTTAGGTCGAGTCACCCAGTTGTAGGTCACAGTCGCGTGCTCATAGGTGTTATAATAAACATCCGTGTTAGCAGGCAGGGTAAAATTCGTAAGAATCTTCCCAAAGTGACCGCGCTGCAATTTACCTGCACCAGCGATTAGCTTCTCGTATCGCTTTCTCCAAGAGGAAAGAGCGGTCCAGAGCTTTTCGACATCAGACATGAACGGTTTAATGCCAAACGACCACGTTAAGTGACCGTTGGCAAGATACCGAGCTGTCTGTTTCCCTCGAGATAGCAGACCGGAGCCGTCCCTTTTAAGGAACGGTAGATCCCGTAGTTTCGAGAGGTGCTTGAAGTCATCCAACTCTAGTAAGAAATTAACTAGAGATGGGGCACCGGATGACATACTCGGGTACATACTAGACCAGGCCTCTTGCGAGAGCCCAACCCAGTCGATACCTGGTAGATCCTGAGGCATAGTATGCGGCACAGAGTTGAAATTAACCAACGCTGCTGCATTAGATAAACTATGCACTACAGATGCGTTCGCCTGATCATTATAAGTCACTGTCACAGGACAGTGATTTAGCTCATAACGAGTATGGAGGCAATCATTGGGAGGACGATAACGTCCACTAGTGAGTGCAGCCAAGACACCGTTGGCCATCGAGGGGTGAGATGTATCAATAATCTCTTCCCGAAGGCTCTGATACCCAAAACTTGGGTAATCGATGTCAGTAGGCGCGTTGCCTGGAGAAGTACCATGATAATGGGAAACTCCAGTGACGGCTTCAGTTACACGTAATTTATGCATGTGACAAGTCTGCGGGCCCTCACG